TCTATGTAGCCTTTGATACTGTTGCAGAAGCAAGTACAGCAGCTATTAAATTAACGGGTAATGATACAACTGAACACAATTTTTTCACAAGTACACATCCGTTAGATTTTAGGAAAAACGCATCCGTTATAGGTAGTGGATCAGGCACAGGCTATGAAGGAGTAATTTGGGGAACACATTACCCAACAGGATAGACATTATGACAACAATGACTGCAGAAAAAATAATAACTAATAACAGAGACATGTATCAAAACGTGTCTGAAAACTCTAGCCTTTCCTTATTGGAAAAGGCAGAGGGTGGAAAGGTATCAATCAAAGATATCTCTAAAGCATTAGATGAGTACAAGAGATTGTACAAAGCTGGAATATCTTCAGCTGCAGAAATTATGACATTACACCGAGCTTACCCAGATAATGAAGTTTATCAAAAGGAAGCAAGGAAACTGGAGAAACGAGAAATCGAACCAGTGGTATTAGGAGGTCCCGCTTCTGTTGAATTAGTAGACAGAGAGGGGCATCTTATCACAACAGATGCTCTAGGAAGGGCATTTGACAACTACATGAAAAGTTTTAGAACTAGGAACGCTATGGTTCTACACTCTGATGTTCAAGTAGGTTGGGCTTTACCAGCTTACATTAATAAATCTGGACAGATATTTAAGAGTGGTGTAAATGAAAATGGTTTGTTCTTCATAACTGAAATGAGAAATGATACAAAGATCTCTGACAGAGTGAAGGAACAAATAAACGAAGGAAGGCTAAAGTCATACTCTATTGCTGGATCAGCAACAAAGATGCAAAATATGACTAAAGGCTTACAATCTTATATGCAAGTAGATGACTTGGAACTCGCTGAAGTAACAGTATGTGAAAAAGGCGTGAATCAAGGAGCATCTTTTGATTTATTAAAATCAGATAAACCAGCACAGAAATCATGTGCTGATGGTAGCTGTCTAACAAAGTCAGCTCCTAAACCAATAGAGGAGATAAATATGGTAATGAAATCAACTGGAAACGTAGACTTCACCCAGACTTTTCTTCACTGGCTTTCAAAAGAGAATGGGAAAGCTTCTGATCCCCTAGTAGGAGATAAGATGTTTGCTGTTCTTGAAAACTATAGAGGTAGAGAAAAGGAACACCATAACCAATTAGATAGGCAAGGTTTTCCAAAGGAACTAGATCCTGAATTTGCTAGAGTTACTCCAGTAATGGAGAACCCTAACTATCCCCCATGGGTTGTAGGAGAAGCAGGTTCTAACCTCGGACCGAAAAGGTACGAAGGTAGTTCCCTACCAGTAACAAAGGCATTTTTATCTTGGATGCAAAAAAGAGATAAAGGAGATGCTTTTGCTATTGCTACTTCACAGGCTAAGAAGGAAGGTTATGATGACTTTTCTGAAGGAAGCGAGGGAAGAGAAAAAAGGAATGACCTAGCTGAAAAACTAAAGGAAAGCTAGGAAAGGGAATGTCATCTTACTACGACATCTTAAAGACTCTTTTTTTAAAAGATGGAGCGGAAGCTATTGTCTATGAAATCAAGACGAATAAAAGGAAACCAAGAACCACTGGGAAGAAGAATATAGGAATTGGAAGGGGAAGCTATTCCAGAGGACATAAGAGGACACGATATGGCATTTATTAAGAAAACAAAGAAATGGGGAACTCACCCCACACAAATAACTAAATACGATATTCAACAACAAATAAGGGAAAGAGAACTAAAGGAAAGCTCCCTTGATGTTTTTAATGGAAATCCAATAGGAAAGGAAGCGAAAAATGAAACCGACAAACTGTCATGATGAAGAAAATTGTTGTGAAGAAAAGAATGTTAGTTGCGACTTAGATGAGTGTATTTGTGAAGAAGAAGAAACCTGTAAAATAAACTGTGAATACGAAGAAGATATAGAAAACAGTTGTTGTGGTGGCGAGTGCTGTTCAGATTAGATTATCAATAATAAACTAATCAAGGAGATACTTGTGAGAGTAAACTTACTTCAAATGATTTGGGAGATACTGACTGATCTTATAAAGGAAACGATAGGAAAGGTCTTAGACTTAACACTAGGAATACTAGGAAAGGTTAAGAGGATATTAAAGAAGATCCTACCATTTTAAAAACTTTCAAACTTGTCCCCTACTGTAAAAGGTAGGGGATTTTTTTATTGCTTGACATAGGTATTTTTAATTTGCTATAATGATTACAGAATAATAAATTAGTCTAGGAGATTTATGCAAACTTTTATGCCATACTCTGACATAGATAAAAGTGTCAGATGTTTAGATTACAGAAGATTGGGTAAGCAAAGAGTAGAAGCTATGCAAACTTATAATCAAATTACAAAAGGTAAAGGTGGGTATCCACATCACCCTGTTAATAGAATGTGGGGAAAGTATCCTGATGCTTTAGCATACTATCAAAATGCTTGTATAGAAGAATGGATAGATAGAGGATATAAGAATACTATGAAACATATTCCTCACATAAGAAACTTTGATATGCCTGATTGGATCGGAGATGAAAGAATACATAAATCTCACAGGTCTAATCTTCTAAGAAAAGATGGAGAATTCTATAAGCAGTATGGTTGGACTGAACCAACTGACATAGAATATCATTGGGTTTGACATGGCTCAGTTGATTATGATAGACTTTATTAGAAGTATAGAAAATAGTAAGTGAGGTATTATTGGGTTTTAGTAGTCCTTTATCAGCATTATTTTGGATAATGTTTTTAGGTTTAATAGCAAGTATAACAGAAGGGTGTATATTAATATGACAAAGATAGAAATATATATGAAAATATTAGTTTACTTATCCTTAGTTGGAGTAGTAATAATTGGAGTGAGATTATGAAAGTAGTAAATTTTACAGAAATACAATGGAGAAAATTAATTGATATCTTTTTAAATACAGAGAAGTCAAGTAGACTTAAATTTATGAAGATAATGATTAGTGCTTCAGTAGAAGATCTAACTGAAGAAAATAAAAATGAGATAGCATATACGCTATTTAGTTTATTTAAAGATAATTATTTGAAAGAGGGTAGTAAAGATGCTAAATGAACAAGAGAGAATATACATAACAAAGGACTCTCAAAAGTTAATGAGTGAAGTTTTAGATGCAAGAGAATGTTACTTTTTTAAGATGGGTGGAGATAGTGATTATCATGAATACAATTTAACAGATAGAGCCTATGGAGATATCCTTACGTTTAAGAATGTATTTGAGATGTGGATAAATTCATCTGATAGCAATCAGTATCTTGGTAGCCACAAAGACGATTGGTTTAGTGGGGACTTTAAGGGTAGCCATATTGAATATGAGAATCATCATTCAGTTGATCAAGTCGGCGAAACATATGCTGATACTAGATTTAATTCTGACTTTTGGTTGTCAATAGATTTTAATATGATAAGTGGTGCAAATGGAGAAGTTGGATTTCATACCATGCCTGTAACTGCAAAATTCTTCATACCTGATATCCTATGTAGAACGAGTGATTGGTTTAGTGTAATTCAAGAAAGTCTACATGATTGGTGGTATGAGAATGATTAAGAAGATATTAAGTCAATGGACTGAACCTACATCAACAAAGCAGTATCAGTTTTATCGTGATGGTATAACAGATGCTTTGCTTCATGGTCGTAGAGATGAGAAGAAACTAAATGAATTTCTCTTTAGCCATTTTTATAAAAGAGGATATGACTTTGGTATGTGGTTGTGGAATGAACAAGAAGATGATAATGATGAGAAAGATATAAAAGATTATGGAGATAGAATATGAATGATAATGAGAAAGCAGAGAAATTATGTAGATTGTTAGAGGATTTAATTTGGGAGTATCAAAGAATGAGTACAGATGGTCAGACAACACTTAATGAAATATACGCTATGGTTGGAATAGAACCTATGGAAGATGATAGACATTTAGATATTGATTACATGATGAAGAAAGTAGAGGGTAATTAATGAGTAATTTAATGGAATATATGATACAGATTGCAGATCAGATCCGAGAACTGCAACAAGATGCTGACCATAAAATGGAAGTTATACTTAAAGAGATAGCCTTAATTCAAGCCAAATTGCATGAATTACATGGAGAAAATGAGTATAATAGTAATATAGATAAATATATAGAAAGAAAGTAGGGCAAATATATGCAAGATAGAAATTTAAAACGTGATGATAATAGAAGTGAAGATGAACGATCACCATTATTTTCAGAGGGTGCAAGTAAAATAGTATCTCTAACCAAAGAAGAAAGCTTGTTTTTAGATGATGCTTTTACAGTTATTATTGATGGCGAACAGATGCGTGGCTTGACTACTCTAAGAGGTATGTCAGGACAAGCAAGTGTGCCTGTATCAATGGATTTGATAAGTAAGGTTGGTACGGCAGTATTATTTACCACAGATAGAACTAATGGTGGCAAAGAAGCATTAGTTGAAGTAGATGATGCTGACTTACTTGCTTTGAGAGAAGTGGCAAATAGTCAAGTAAGATTTGAGGGTATTCCTGTTGGGTATAATCTAAAGAGAAAAGTCTTAGCTTTACTATTAGAAAATCAATATGCCCATGAAGTCAAGAAACAAAAAGACTTTAGATATTGGTTGAGAGCCTTAAATCAAATTGCACCGAAAAGAAATTACGATCAGACTAAATGGATAGAAAGTATAGAAGAACTAAACAATGATAGAAAGAATTTACAAGATGGAATTTAATAATATTTATATTGCTATTATAGGTTGGACTTCCATTATGGTTACAATACTAACAGGATTATTATTGTATACTAATTGGAAGATTTTAAATATAACAAAGTCAATTCATAATCAAGCAAGAGAAACAAGAAAAGAAATACAGAAAGCAAATATAATAAATAAGGATATTAAAAGATTTATTGGTGGTCGTTGATGACTATCTTAAATATATTAATTTCAACAGGGGACTTGACAAGTCCCTTTTTATTTTGCTACAATGTCATTAAGTCAATTATTTATAAGAGTAGGAGTAGATATAATGAGTGAAGTAACACAAAAAGAAAAGTATTTAACTATAATTGAATGGTGGTATGAGGGTTGGCTAGATGTACCTGATATCAGTATACTTGCTGATGAATTGATAAGGTTGCATACAACAAAAGATATACCATTGTACGAATATAGTGATGCTCAAGTAAATGAGGAATACGAAGATATAATGCAGACGAAGAAAGATTTGGGGTACGAATAATGATTAAAGTATATTTTGAAACAGATAGTACATCAGAATTAGTGGCTACATTTGAAAATGAAAGTCATTACATAGCTTGTTTACCGATACTACAAGAATTGGCTAAACAAGAAAATTGGGCAACAGTAACAGAGTCGGTTGTTACTGAAAGACTTTTTCATAGTCAGGAGATTTAATAATGGATCTAAGTAAATACGAACCAAAGATAGAACTAGCAGATCAGTATGAGAAGATTGAAGAATGGTTCTGTGATGAATGTGGTGCTGACCAAGTATATGTTGGAGATGGTAGAATGATGTGTGCCGAACTAGATTGTGAAAACCTATTCGGTAACAATGATAGTCAAGAACATATGACAGGTAGTTATGCTGACATGAATGATTTAGATGGGGAAGAAGTTGAGGAAAGAATAAGCGAATTTGATGATCGCTTAATCAATATACTTTTAAGAGAACAGAGAGAACATATGATGGAAGAAATCTTACACAATTATTTAGGTGCTTGGTCATATGCAACTAACGATCAACTCATAGATGAATTATATACAATTTATTTAGAGGGGTTGACAGGGCTTAGACATATGAATTATAATGAATTAGAAAATGAACTAGCAGACTATAAGGAGAAACAGTATGGGTATGATAACAGAAGAAAACGTAGCGAAGTATAAGATAGATGTAATGAATAAGGTAGATGATATCTTAATAAATCTTGATAAGCATAAATACGATAAACAATACACTACAACTAATAAAGAAATATATCCTATCGTTGTTACAACATTAGTAGATAATGATGATCATGGAGATGTATATCATGGTGGTTCAACATCAGGAGATTTATGGGATACATTCCTAGATGATTTGAGTAGAGAAGAAGATTTAATGTGTATAGATTTAGATTCTTATCATGAGTTATTAAAAATTAAAGCTTATGAATATGATCATGAAATGCAAGTTAAATTAATAGAATTGCATTGTTTCGTTTATAGTATGGATTGGGACTTTACTCATAAAGTATGGGAGATAGAATAATGGGAGAAGTAAGAGATTATGAATTAAGAGTGTATGGAATATCTGTTACAGAAGCAAATTCAGATAGTATATCTGATGATGAGTGGGTAGATAGGGCAGAAGAACTTGGCTATATCTCAACACTAGATACATTTATATACAATGTCAATAAGGGCAATGTGGCAAGGGATTATTCCCACTTAGAATTTAGAGTGATAGCTTTTGGCTACCATGATAAAGAGGTTGATATAGTACCTAAGAATAAATTACAATATATAATAAGGGATTGACATAGGTATTTCAAATATGTTATATTCTAATTAACAACGAGTTCGGAGATAGAATGAACAACGAACAATTTAAACTAGCAGACCGAAAACAATTTAGAGGGGATCTATCTAACATGCTGAATGTAGTCAATGATTACATTAACATTGATAGACAAGATTTCTTGCAGAGTACATATACTGAATTTCCTCCTGAACAAGATTGGCTCAAACACTATGCCAAAAAAGAGGGAGAATTCTGTGCAATAGGTTGGTTAGCAATAGCCAAAGACATTGATCTACCTAGCTTTACTCATAACCTAGAACCAACAGGATATGTTTATAAAGGTAAACAGATGCAGAGTGAATATGGAACAGATGAGAATGGCGATATGACTAAAGTCAGCGAAAAAGAAGTAGTTCATGAAGTACATGAAAGAGCCTGTAACTGTGAATTACATACTCAACAAGATGATGAAGATAGAGAAACTTGGGTAGAAGATGACTACTTAGATTTTGGTGTAACTTATGCAGATGCAGATGCTATATCTGTTCCCGAAGTAGATGATGATATGTTCGCAGATACATATAAAGAATACTTTTTAAAATCTACTCTTGATTTAGAGAGTGTATCTAGCAGAGCATATGTAGATACTAAAAGATTTCTTAAAGACTTACTCTTGAATTATAGAGTACCAAATGCAATCTTAGAAGATATACAGTTGATAAATGACGATTCAAGTTTTACACGATTACATTCAATCTTGGGAAGTTGTGGATCAGACTATGCTTATGATGAGTCATTCGCAGTACCTAAAGATATGTATGGTAAAAGAAGTGGGGAATGTATGCATCTATTCAATGGATCAGCTTATGGCTATCTAGTAGAGGGTAAATTATTTACCTCAACAGGTAGTTGGAAGAAAAATGTTGTAGACTATTTAAAGACTACTCAAAGTTATGCTTGGGCAGACGAAACAGAATTTGAGAAAATGATGGATTGTAAATATCAAATAAACACAGTAAATTCTATTGATATGGTAAGAGCATTTTTAAATCTATTATTAACGAATGATAATTATGCAGATTTCTATTTGCGTGGAGAAATGAGAACAGAAGTAGATGATGAGATAAGTGGGGACTTGACATAGGTATTTCATTTATGCTAATATCTAATTAACGAAACTAATTAAGGAGAAATTATTATGCCAAATTGGTGTGAGAATACATTAGAAATATATGGGGAAGAAGAAGATATGCAACAGTTTTATGACTTCTTTCTTGGACAAGATAAGATACAAGAAAACTTTTCTTTTGATGCGATTACCACTATGCCAAAAGCATTAGAGGGGACACGAAGTCCATCACAAATTATACCTCAAAATCATTATGATTTATTAGAGAAATTTAAACACGAAATAGATCTTAATTCAACAGAGAAAGATATGCAAAATCAAACAATGATTTCTAAATCTGACAATAAAGAGTTCTCTGAATTTGAGAGTGTTAATGAAATATTAAAACAATTCTTTTTGGATAGTAATGATGGGATTACTAAAGAAACATCTGATAGACTTATATCAGAATATGGATTTGATAATTGGTATGATTGGCGAAACCATAATTGGGGAACTAAGTGGGACATCAAGGGAAATGTTGGGATAAATGATATAGATGATGAGAGTTGTTCATTTACTTTCAATACTGCTTGGAGTCCACCTCAACCAATCATATATAAATTACAGGAGATGTTTCCTAAACTACAAATATATGGTGGGTATCTCGGAGAGGGATTTGAGTATGCAGGAGTATTTGAATGAGAAAAGATTTTTTTCTAATACTCATGATGTCATTATTCATAATGTTATTATGGACTTTGACTGAAATGGTAAGAATGATTTTTGGTATAGTATCATAAAGTATTGACATGGCTATATCAAAAATGTTATAATGAATTTATAGTAAACAATATTGATTGGAGAATCATGATAGATAAATTAAATACAGAACTAGAAACTAGATTATCAGATCTAGGTTCTGAATTGTTAGAACTTAGATTAATAAAATCTGATATGGAGAAAACTATCAAAACTACTACATCTGAAATTATTGATGTATTAGAAACTATGGATAGTAAAGTATTTGAAACTGCTGATATTAAAGTTTCTAAGCAAGATGTAAGTAGAGTTGTTATTGATAACAATGTCGCTAAAGTCGTTATCCCTAAGAAATACTTAGATCAGATTATGAAAACAACAGAGTTTTCTAAGGTCTTAGTAAAAGAGGTTCAAAATGGATAGAGATGATATGATTGAAATTATATTAGACTATTGGCAAGAGGGTTGGTACGAGGGAGATCAGAGTGATGTCATTGAAGAATTAAGAGGATTGCACAATGGTAGTGAGAAACCACTTTCCACTTGGTCAGATGATGCGATCCAAAATGAATATGAAATAGCAGTTAAGTTCTTAGAAGAACTAGAAGATTAAAACGATACCTAGATACCATTGAGGTCATTAAAACGCTTGTAGAACGCTTTAAATGGCTCATATGCAGTATTTTTGAGGGTTATTAAATATAAACAATTTAAAAGTATAAAGGTTATATGAAAACAGAACATAAATATTATGGTGTGCCTAAAGAACATATGGATAAACTAGATGGTAATACTTATGTCGCTAGTGATTTTATTATTATGGCTAAAGCACACAAAATGGTTTGGACTGAAAAACAGTATCACGCTATGAAAAAGACTATTGATCACACTTCAAACAATATCAAAAAGATTAAAGTATGGTCGGATATAAAAGATTTAGTTTATATATTCCAAGAGGGATATAAATATAGATTTAGTGATAGTTATGGAGTATTTGATTACTACCCAACTAGCACAAGTCTTAAATTCAATAAGAAGAAAGGATAGGGAGAATTATGGATAGATATGAATTAGTAGATGAATTATCACAGTTGTTGATTGATGAGAACAGTATGGATTTATTTGATATAGTAGTACAAGGTTTAGATACTTGGTCAGATGCAGATCTTAAAAGTTTAGCAGAAGATTATTCATTAATGATGAGTGTTGACAATGCTTAGTGAAATATTGTATGATGAGAGTGTTGACGAAATAGAAAGAGTATTGAAAATGGAGAAGTGGGAAAAAAGAGATAAGAAACGTGATAGTAAGAAAAGATTTAAAGACTTTAAAAATAACGTGAAATCTATAAATCTTCTTGCAGATATTATAACTAAACCTGTTTCTAAGAAGAAATACAGAAAGACTAAATTAGATGTTGACATGACATAAACGAATATGCTACAATACTTGTATAGCAACTAAAACAGGATATAAAACAATGATTTTAAAACAGACAACTAAATGGCACAATGATGGACATCAATTAACACAATGGGCAAAAGACTATTATGAAATAGATGTGGCTCACAATAATTATGAAATTACAAGTAATGGTAATCCTATTGATGATTTAGGAGAAGATTATAATAGAGTAGGGTGGAAGAATTGTACTGAATGTACAGAAGATCAATTAATGCCATATGTTGAATGGAGATTAGTATCTGATGACTATGATCAAGATGAACCTGATGATAGTGAGTGGAACTTAGAAACAGTAGGACATATTGGTAAAATATATCCTATGGCTCATTCAACTGAACTAAGTTGTATAAGTGGTGGTGGAGAACCATGTGCTTTATGTTTAGAAACAATTACTTATAAATGGTCTATGGACGAGGGTTGTATACATATTCAAGTAAAAGAAAATGGTAAATGGGTAATGAAACATGATTACAGTTACTATGGTTAAAAAGTTAATATTTTAAAAAAGGGTTTTGGAACATTTATGAAAAGTTGATCATTGGATTAAATGTGAGTGGCAGAATTTCGGTGTAGTATACCGAATAGCAGATAAGCAAACGAACTGACGAACAAGTGTTTGAGGTCGTGATGAGATCGTATGTGTAGAGTATAAAGAAAGAGAGTGATCAAAGCAATACTACTCACAGGACATCAGAGGATAAGAAATCTCAATTCCTCTCTCTTACCAAAACCTTTTTTTAAGGTATTGACACAACAATATCAAATATGTTATTATGATTATAACAACAATTTAAGGAGAATTCATGGCTTTAACATGGGACGTAACAAATGTAAAATTACCAAAAGAAGTATTGTATGTAAAGAATGACGAGGGAGAAGAACATTTAAATCCGATCACTTGGTCAATCATTTGGTCAACAATATTCTTAGGATTAAATGAACTTACTGAAAAGAATTTAAATGAATGGCACAGAAGAAATAAACAATTAGAGATAAGTGGAATGGGATTGCTTGGAGAACGAGATAGTGATCTAAAACGTATGCCTAATTTAAGAGAACTCAAATTACATATTGGTTTAAAAACAAATGGTAATTTAATTAAAAAGGGTTCAGCGTGGAATAGAGAATTAGTAAGACAAGTCAATATTCATGTTGACTCAATAATCAAAAAAGAAAAAGAAGAACTAGCAGAAGTTGAAAAAGTTGTAGTAACAGATGATGAGGGAACTGATGAAAGAAGATAATAGATTCCCTATACTAAACGATAAATACAGAGAGATATATACTGTACAGAAACTAGATTGGGATAACATCAAAAATGGATATCCATATATAAAAGCAGATGATAACAACAATGGTTATATCTTCGGTATTGAATATGGTGTAGGTTTTGATACAGAACAATCATGGTTTAATACCATAGAAGAAAGAGATGGAGAGGTTCAGTACCTACTTGATTTAGATGAAGAAAAAGCGTGGGTGGAAATAGAAGAAGAATACGAAGTCAACCCACTAGTAACAAACCTAATACAACAAAGAATAGATAAAGGATTACTATGAAGATTGATATAACAAGTGAAACAAGTGGATACATGAAGATTGGAGATTGGGTAGTCTATGTTGATGATAGTACAGGAGAGAAGATTATTCACTCTTGGATAGAAGATGATGTTAAGTATAATGCATCAGGACAACGAAGTGGAGATATCTTAGAACACTCTAAGAAAGGTACTAGAACAGTTGATTATAGTGATCACGAAATAAGAACTAAAGCGAAAGAAAATACAAAATATATCAATGATATGCTTGGAGAACACAAGTATAAAGTAGGTAGTATTTTATATAATTCAGATGGTCATGAGGTCAGAGATCTCAATGGTAATGCTATCTTTATTGATAGCATGTTTTTATCGCATTATGATAATGTTGAAATTGAGGTTACATAATGGAGAAGTGGGAGAAGAAAGAAATAGATTTAGAGTTTAAAGTATTGAAAGAAACCAATGCTGAAAACATAAAAAGAGTAGAAGATTTCATAGATGAATATAACGATCTGCTACATAAATTATCCTATGTAGATATCTATAAACCTATTGAAAAAGAGTTTAGAAATCTCTTAGAAAAACATTTTGAATTAATGGCTTGACATGACTATTTCTAATATGCTACAATGTTTATAGTAACAATAACAGGAGAATAAATGGATAGAGATATATCAGAAATCGAAGAAATACTTTCAAAATTTGATGATGTAGAATTTACAAACTTAGATGATGAGGTTTACAATACTTTATCGTTGTTCTGTGATATGAGTTTATTAGATGGAATGAAAGCAGAATTCAAAAATGAGTTCTACGAAATTAGAAACAAAATGGTTGATCTTATTGAAAGTGTAAGATGTGTTGAATCTGTGGATATTGCAAAGAAAAAATTGGATAACTTAAAATATGAGAAGTGTATTATCAATTTACAACCATATTCAGATGACCAAGAATTTGAAAATTTCAAATTTATGATAGCAGAAGAATTTGAACAGCATGTAAATAAGAAAGTAATTGTAAAAGGTAAAGATCTTACATGGGCAAAATTAACAGGTAGCAAAGAATTCTACTTAATTGAACCTTTGGATATCGTAAAAGAATTAGTACCAAGAGATACTGATTTTACTTACCGAATGGAAAAAGTGGGGAAGAAGAAATATAAAGTAGAAAGTTCAAATCATGATAGTACAGAATACTATGATATAGAAATAACTGATATATTACCTACTTATAATGACGAAGAAATACTTTCAGATGAACTATTGACATAGCATTATTAGATATGCTATAATGTAATTATAAGAACAATAACAGGAGATACATGATACAAGATGTAGAGATAAACACTAAAAGTTTAATCACTTTAATAGAAGATATCTATGATAGATTTGAGGATCTTGAACAGGAGAATGAGAAAGAAAACCTCAAATATACAATAGAGGGAAAAAGTAAATCTCAACAAGCATTGATTATGATTTCTTTCTTTGAAGATATACAGAAGAAGAAAGGAGTATCTGATCATTTGGTTAAGAGTCTACAAGATGAAAAATTCAAACTCATAAAAGAAATAGATGAATTAAAGAATTCTAATGTAGTTTTGGAACAAGCTTACGATAATATTCAACATAAATATCTAAGCGTGGGGAGAGGAATAGATAGTATCAGTAGTGTATTAAAGAGATTAACATTTGATAATAAACATAAAGTCTTTAAAGATGATATGTTAGTAAAGCTATGGAAGATGAAATCAGATTGGTATTGACAAGCATATAATCAATATGATATACTACATTATGTAAGGTAAATATAAAGAGATGTACGAAGTCTAATGGTATGTTAAAGAGCCAATTCACACTCATCTCAAAGAACACTTTACAAGAATTAAATAATAAATCAACTACTAAATGGAGTATGATAATGGCAAATAAGCTAAAGATCAGGAGAACTGATGGCTATCATTATAACTTAGGATTTGATGTAGATCCTATGAATACTGTACGAAAATCAGATAATAAGTACATAAAAGCTAAAGATTTGGTTAATGGTACTATATTTAGAGGTAGGAGAGTTCCTAGTAAGATCGTCTGCTTTTATAATATAAAGCCACTAGAGATATCGTGGAAATATGATAGTGGGAATAAGCAAGAAGAATGTGAGGGGAATACAGACTATTGTTATCTAGTTAAAGATGATATGTTCTGTCCTAAAGGGTTCTATCTATGCTTACCTCATAATAATATAGTGGATTGGAGAGTATCAGGTTTAGATCATTACTTTCTTTCCCCACAGGAATTTGAGGAAGATGAGAAGATGACAATGGAAGAATATGGTGTTATTCAAAAAGAAGAACATATGACTTCATATAATGAAATTAAAGTAAAGCAAAAGCCTTGACAATGGTACTTTGAATATGCTATAATATAATTATAACGATAAGCAAAGGATCAAAAGTGAGAACTTTAAAAGAGATAAATAAAGGTTGTACCAACTGTACATTACCTGAAATAATGTTATGTTCTAAATGTAGAGCAGAGCATAAAAGAACCTTAGCAAAGCTATATAGCCAAGCTAGAATATATAATTAATCCTGAATAGAGGGTTAGGTTTTATGGTTTTTTCCCTAACCCTTTATTATATCACAGACCACCACCCCCTGTCAAGTACCCCCATATACGATATATCATATAACTCCTTATATATATGTTACATTATATAAAAATTTTAGGGGAGTAGGAGGTGGTATATGGAAGGGAAGGAGGGGAGGAAGGGTTAATATACAGGAAGGAAGGAGGGGGAAAAGACGAGGAAAGAGGAAGGAAGGAAGGGGACAAGAGCCGCATAACTCCCACCCCTAGAGGACTGCTTAAAAGCAATCCCCTTTGGTGTCATCAAAGATGTTATTTTCTCCAGATATGTATTTCTGGTAGTTCTTGTATGCCTGTTGCAATCCCCATTCATATTCCATAGCCATTCCAAAGGATCGTTTAAGCCATATGTGATCAAAGTCGTATACATCATCTACAACAATTTCACCAACTGTTTTAAACCATTGGGCAAGATGTGGAGAAATGGCAAAATGTTGCATTACTTCGCCTTGTTTCCACTCCATAATAGCGTCTTCAAACTCTGGTTCTTCCATGTCTGGTAGGTCTTCGGGATCATATCCCTGTCTAAAGTCTTCTATATCTTCGCTTGTTATAGCGTTCTTAGTAGCAATCCAAACCTTTTCATGGGGTTCTTGTGTGTCATCTTGATACCAAATATCCATTACTTGGTTTACAAGGTGGTAAACATTACCATGAACCCATTTTTTAAAGTCTTTGTCCTGTGCTAAGTCTGTTTTTTGTTGTGTCATTTTGTGTCCTTTTTATGGTTTATTAACTATCCTTATAATATCATATTTGAAGTATCTGTGTCAACATGTCAATATAGTGATATATCATATAACTCCACCTATTATCATTATATCATATAGGGAGGGGGTCTGTCAAGAGGAGAGGGAGAGGAGAGGAAAAAGAGAATACAGGAAAGGAGAGGAAGGGGAGAAAGTCGCATAACTCCCAGAGGGAGGGTATTACCCCTCCTCCTTTCGTCTTATTTCTTCTAGTAGGAGATTTGCAAATTCTTCCTCTAGTATCTCGTCCCTTTCTTCTGGTTGAAGTAGTCCAGATTTGGGAGTGCCTAGAAACATGTTAATAAAACAAGCCTTTAGACCTTTTAGAGAAACCTCATCAGTTATTAAAGTTTCCATGTCTACATATTTTTCGATCCACCCAAATTCATCTTCAAAAGCTTGTCCTATTTCTGCTAATCGGTTTATTGTTATATTTAATTTTCTGTCATTCTTATCCATTTTAGTCCTTATGTTCTGTTTTTTATTTTTTGTTATTTGTCCCATAAGTAAAGTATAGCATATCAACCCATAGAATTACAATAGTACCCCCCCTATGATATATCATATAACTCCCCCATTTTTAAAAATAATGCGGGGGGAGAGGGAAAAATTGAAAAACCCTCTCCGTTCCCCTAGTTGATTACATTGGTAACCTTCGCCATTCATCTTCTTCGGTCTGGATAACATTATCTATAGCATCTCTAAATCTCTGCTCATCAAATCTTTCATTATCTTCAAAAAATATTTCGCACATTCCTTTATACATTGCATCAGCATCTAAATAGTGGTGACTCCTGAAATCTGGATTGCCCATAAATCGAATACTTTTTTGCCATAGTGTAACGAATTTATTATAATCTTTTTTAGTCATTTTTTATCTCCTTCATTATTTTTTTCTATATAACTATAATAACATATTTCTTGTAGGTAACGCAATAGCTACCCCCACCATGATATATCATATAACTCCCAAAAAAATGAGATTTAATTTAACAGGCGTGGCAAAGGTGTCAGATGAATGAAAATCACTTTCAAACTTAGCCTTACGATGTGAAGTGTGATCGTGCTACAACAGGATCCAACTTATTTTCTCTATCTGTTTCCTAGGATAACAGGAGAAGTAAAGTGATACAACTGGCTCAACGTCAGTGACAACAGGGATCTGCAAGATACTCTATTCCAATCTTCTGACTCGTATTAAAAGTCCATCATGATTAAGTACAACTAATAATTTTCGTAACCTTTAAAGTTTCCGTCAAAGTTGCGACCTTTACAGCCTACTAACCACGCCTACTATATTGTTAAACACAAGGTTAATGATCGGTTGTTATAGACCGAATTTAATCTGTCCACGTTCCCTACTTCGTTGTATCTCTACTTCCTCAACCTTGTAATATAAGTATAACATAATTAATTAAACCATGTCAATAGGATATATCATATAACTCCACACACCTATTGACTTAACTACTTTTAAAATGCTATAATTAATTAGTAATCAAAAACAAGTAAAAAGGACTACATGAATTCAATACAACCTAATGACATCAAGAAAGGCGATCTCGGATACCTAAAGAATGGGTGGAAATTTGAGATGATGGATAACAAGAAAGGCAATATAAGAATGGCTAAGGTGCATGGAATAGAAACTGAAATAGGTAGCATCTATGCCCATGAAATAGCTTTCATTCAAAAAGATGGTGATGATGTTCCTGTTGATGCTTCACGCTATCAGAAGCAAACTACTATGATTCAAAACTTAGG